TTAAAGAGCAAAAACTCGACGCAGAAATTGATATAGATAACTTTGAATAAACTTTTGAATTATGGCATTTATGAGAGACGCCAACAATTTAAACTGGGCGTTCGTTTGCGCACGTAACCAAGCTGCTAAAACAGGAACGGTTGATGCAGCTGGCGACCTTTTGGAAGACCAAGTAGTAGTACTTAACGAAGCTAACGCTATCGTTACAGGTGCTCTTACTGCAGGTACTCAGTTTAAACTTGCTCAAAACTACGGAGGAGAATTAATTATCTCCCCACTATTTACATTCCAGTCTGCTACGGGTGATAACTATGCTGCCCCAGCAGAACAGGTAACTACTATTGGTTCTAACGGAACTACAGAAGTATTTTTAGATCCTGCTATTACAGACACTACTGCAGTTGCTACTGTAGGAGATAGCTACTACATTCTTATTGAAAAAGAAGATAATGATGAAGCTAACCGTTCAGGCTATGAACCAGCTATTACAGCTCAAGCTAAACTAACTAACCCTAACGGCATCACAGATGGTGGAGAAATGAACATCAGACTAGCAGAGTTGCTAGCTGAGTCTCTTCGTGCTAATGATGCTTTGGAAGCAGCTAAGCCTGCTGCAAGAGGTCCTAAGTACCTACAGGTAAAAGTAAAAGTAGTTGCTTCAGGCGCTACTGCTGCTGGTGAAGCTGTTGCAGTAACTCACGGCTCTAAGACTATTACTTTCGCTAACAGTGGATCTTCACTAGATGGGTCTGTTGTTGCTGGGTCTTACCTATCAATCGCAGGCGATATTTATAGAATGGCTACAGACCACGCTTCGGGAGTAGTTACTCTAGATCGTCCTTTTGCAGGTACTACTAATGCTGCAGTTGCTTCTGGAACAGGTGCTGCTCAAGTATTTGCTCTAACAGCTGCTGAAGCCCAAGGGTGTACAGGTGTTGGTCTAGAAATTACAGGTGTTGCACAACATAGCTTCGATGTAACAAGAGAACGTTTATACGGGGTATCTCGTTTTAATGTTCGTTTTGCTAAAGATGGCGAAAATGTAGGCGGAACTATTGCAACCGGTACTTTACCTAGTAATGGTGTTGGAGACTACAAGCAAGTTTTGACCGACGTTTACAACTCTATGGGTAACCAAGGACAACGTTGGGTATCTGATACTCCAGCTGTAGAAAGAAAGGCTCCTGCTTTTGTAAACTCTAGCGCTGCTGGATTTGGAGTTATTACTGTTTCAGTTGAGGCTGATAAGAAAACTTTGCTTAGTAGCTCAACTGCTAAACAAACTATCCGAGTTTACCTTGAATATGCTATTGCTGGTGCAGGTACTGCACAGTTACAGACTGTATTCGGTACTTCTATTAGTTAAGACCTTGAGATAGAAATATCTCATGCTCTAGCTCTTTTGTTTAATGGAGGGGGGAGGT